ACTTCTGGTTTCCACAATCTTTCGTCTTTGTAGGATTTCTTCTCTTGGGGTGCGTTTTCTTTTTGTACTTCGCCAAGTAACTTGTCTAGAGAATTACTTCTCTTTAGGCTTTCTAACGACATATTATATCTCCTTATTATCGTATGCTATTGTATATAGTTCTTCGTATGTTAATACTGGTTTACCAATTCTATGGAACTTTACATTGGGGTAATCCCTCTGTATCATTCTAAACTGGTTATCCCAGTTAGTCGTGTTAAACCCACGACTACTTTCAGGCAGATAATTATCACTACCCTTGTATATGTTATTTAGTGGTTTTGAATAACTACTTCCATCAAAACCTAACATGTACACTTCTTCTGCACCATACTTGCAAGCAAGATATAATGCAGTATTCCCTGCTGACCAATCTCTAGGATAGTCAATATTAATTACTTTATCGTTGTATTCTTCTACCCAAGTAATATAGAAACCTACATCTTTCTCAGCCTTACGTCTAAGATCATCAATCCAAATATAGGGATTGTGTTGTAATACCTCTTGTATATTCGCTTCTACTGTTTCTCTTGTCTTACCTTGAACAACACAACTTCTTCTACCTAACTGTGGTGTTTCATATCTTGGTGTATCATTGTTCGCCATAACCATATCTGGATTAAAACCAGCTGGTAACACTTCCCAATCACTAAACCAACATTTGTGGTCAAAGACATACTTTGATTCATATATCTCTTGTTGCATAGCATAGTCTACAGAAACAAGATTGTCAACTACAAAATCACGATAGATTGCATTGCAACCCCATGTTATAAAGTCGCCCCCTATGATTGGTTGTCTGGGTCTTGACTCTCCGTTTCCATAGACTAAGTGTATCATTTAGACATTCTTCTCCTAATAGTACCATCTTCAGTACTACCACCTTTTGTAATTTCAATAGAGTTAGTTCCATCTGTACCATCAGACTTAACTACATAATCTGCATTATGATTATCTACCCATCTTTCTTTCTTTACGAAATCAAGCTTGTAACTATCTCTATCAGATAGATTTGCAAGAACATTAAATGCAAGACTTACTCTTGGGTCTGTAGTTTTGTTCTGACCAAAACCATGAAACAAATAACTGTTAAACATAATCAACGAACCTTTAGTACAAGGCATTGCAACTCTATTTGTAAAGTTAGGATTTGCTTTGTGATAATGTTTTCTCAATGATATAAATGGGTCTGCATTGTATGCAACCTTTTCAAATAACAATGGTGGGTGATTTGGTGTAGACTCAATATAGTAAACACCACTAATCAAAGAGTTACTATGATTGTGCATACTCTGAGCAGAATTAGGCCTCGACTTGTTTATCCATGATTCATGTATCCAAAAATCTTTATATGAAAGTGTCATTACATTATCAAAGTAATCTTTAATACATTCTTCAAACCATACTTTTAAATCATCTAATCCTTTATTGTCAACAATGTTTGGATTCTCTGAACTAAACTGTGTTGAGTCTGGATTACCACCACCTTGTTTAGAATAATCTAAATCATCTATATCTGGTACGATTGGTGGATTAGGGTTTTGATATATCTTCAAAACTCCAGCTGGAAATATTGGTATTCCGTTATCCATTTCTAAGTGCCTTCCATGATACTGGAAACTTAGTTGATGCATTGAAATCAATCAAATCTGCAATCACTTGAGTTTCCATTTGTGTGTCTGGTTTACACCTTAGATTACATACTCTTGCAAAAGCCATAAGACTACCAGACCAATACCACTCTGTATATAAGTTCTGTGGTAAAACCATTCTCGCCATCTCTGGTGCAATGTCTGACTTCAATAGATTGTTATATGTTTCTTTTAAATATTCCATTGTAGATTCAATATTGTATTCAATAAATTCATCAGAAGACCCTTGTTTCTTATCATCAGCTTTCAATCTCCATTCACTAGGAATATAGAACTCTGGTTCATCATCAACATAACGTCTACTGACTTCGTTCCACACCAAACCGACTTGGTGTTTCACAAGTTGTCTTGCAACAAAGATTGGTGCCTTAATTCTGAACTGCAAAGATGCATGTCCGAATGGACTCCAATGATTGTGCTTCGCAAGATAGTTGATGAGTTTTGCATCTTTTTCAGAAAACTCATCACTCTCTTTTGCGAAAGAGACTCGAGCAGCGTTAACTACACTCAAGTCTGTTCCCATGCTATCAACTAGGTGTACGTTCATACTTTTTCTTCTCCGTAAACGCCCTACGAGTTGGTCTGTAACCTTTCGGCCACTCTGGCATACGAGATGCAAGTTTCTTACACCTTTCTGCCAATTCCTCGTTCTTGACAACGAGTTCTGCGTTGTCTGCTTCGAGTTCCTTAACTCGATTCTTGAGGTGCATGTCCTCAAGTACTTGAAAAGCATTTTTTGCTTCTATCTTCATTACCATAATCTCCTATATTGGTAGTTGAGCTGTTTTTTCCAAGAAGTTTAATTCTCGAGCATTTGCCTCAATTTTCTCTTTGAGACCCTTAGTAATCAAACGACCTACTGTATCTGGTTCTAAATCATTCTTCTGACAATACCAGATGACAGCATCCATGTGATTAATTCTTTTCTCTAGTGCGACTTTCTCTATCTCTAATGAGAATGTTTTAGGTGTTTGCATTTAATTCCTCTGAATTGTTTGATTTAATAGACTTATTATACAACACATTTCGACTAAAGTCAACCCATAATTTAACAGTATTATTTAAATTATATGTTGATGTTGGATCATTAGGTTTATAGTATGACTCTACAATATGTTTGCAAATATCTGCATCTTCTTTATGATAACTCATTCGTGTTCTCCCCCAGCATCTCTTGGGTCTAGTTCGTATCTTTTACCCTTGATGTAAATTGCTCTTGCACGACTTGGTGTGTGATAACCTTTGTTTATAAGGAATCTAGGATTGTTTTTTGCAGTTTCAAATACTGCGACTGTCATTGCAATTGCAGCTATAATGAATATGTGTGCGATTGTAGTAATACCAAATATCCACATACTAGTAAAGTATGAACTAAATGTGATACACCACATCCATGCTAGTACTTGGATAATCATATGTCTGGTATTTGTGTCTGGAATGTTCTTTAATGGATTACTATTATGGTTCATAACAGAGTTCCAAGTATCATAAATGTATTTCATATTCACCTCTAAAAAATTAGGTGGTGGGATTCTGTTGCTAAGTTCCCACCGAACTCCATGAGATTACGCAGCTAGTGCGAAACCCTCGATTGCAAAATTATCGTTTGCATTTACTTAAATGAACTATTAAGCGTTCAACCTATGGTTCTACTCGTTCCTATCTCTATCTGTCGATCCTATTTCACCCCCATATATTTTGGTGGAGGTGATGGGTACTGCCCCCATGTCCAGTCTAGTCTTTGGATTGTATCAACAAACCATACTATATTTATAACATAGATTCTTTATAAAGTCAAGGTTAAATACCAAGTTTTTTTGTTGGTTGTGTCTGATTAATATATTCTTTGAATTTATCTTCTCTGAAACAAAAAAGATTTGCAGGGCCATTAAATTGTCTCATTGCAGTAGCTTCAATTGATTTTAAATTTACTTTAGCAGTCTCTTGACAATGTGTTAAAGATATATACTTCATGTTTGTAAATATAAAGTGATCTGCTGTTCCGTCATCATACAGATTCAAGGAGATCAGTACTAGTAACCATTTCATTTTTTTCTTCCCATAATGAGATGGTTTCTAGGAGCAAGGGTAGGTATTCTGTCTTATCTTTGACAAACTCTTGTACTGCACCATCTGCTGTAACAACAAGAATAACGATTTGGTCGATCTTAATTCCTGTTCTTTCTTCAAACATCTCTGCATAGGCAGATGCCTGGATATAGTAACTTTCATTCCATTCATCAGTACGTTCTTTTGATGAAGTCTTGAAGTCGATAATAGACAGAACACCATTGTATTCTGCTATACAGTCTACACGACCAGCTACTCTATATTTATCAGAATAGAGTCCACACTCTTGAGAATAAATATTGTCTATGTTAATTAATGCTTTTTCTGCTAATTGTTTGAATAACATATGAGGTAAAAAGTTCTTAGTGTGTTTCTTCCAAGCTTCAGGCCAGTTGTATGGAATGTTGTTTAACCAATCTTCACACATATTATGAACTGCTGTACCACGATTGGCAGCAGTTCGTGCAATATAGTTTGCAACTTCTTCACCAACTCGTTTTCTCCATGCAGTAAGTCCACTTTTACTTCTTACAGAAAGAACTGTAGTGATTGATGGATACTTATTACCCTCTGGTGTTTCATATAAACGAATACCATCAGTTGTTTTTGCTGTTATCTCTGGGAGATTTATCGTCTTGTGGTTGTATTCTTTCATCTTTATCGCTTTCTTTAATTTCATATTCTGGTGGAACTTTACCCCACCCTACAGTTCTTTCCCAATCTCGTTGAGAGTATGTCAAAGGTTTCCAACATCCCTCATTCGCACAACAAGTCTATCTGCTCTTTTAGTTACTTGTTTATACCAAGTGCTATCAACCATCTCATCTGCAGCTGCGTTCCAATCTCTGGCATCAACTCCACGTTTCATACCTTTAAACTTGGATAATCTTGGTCGGCCCATATTGAACATCATGTTCGCAATTATTCTTTGAGTTTCTTCTGGCAACTCATCAAAGTCAGCATATAAGATTGTGCAGTCGTTAAGCACCGATTTAACGTCTTGGTCGAAGGCTTCAGCAACTCTAACCTTTGTGATAAGAGTTCCAACTTCCCATTTATACTCTGGGTCTGATTCCAAAACAAGGTGGCCGATCCCAAAAGTAGGCAGACCAAGATGGTCAAGATATATCTTTCCAATACTTCCTTCGTCATATTCAATTTCCTCTCGTAGTTTATTAATGTCCATTATCGTTGCTCCCTTTAGGTGGTGGTGTAATTTTATGTTCAGTTACAGGTTTTCTACTTTTTTCCCAGTCCACATCTATGTTTCCTACTGCCATAATTCTTTCATGGTCACACTTCTGTTCTGGTACTTCATGATATAACCATGCAGGCCATACTGCAAGTTGTCCTTCTTGTGGTTTTATTTCTAAACCATTTGCATCTGGAAATACCAGAGGGGCACAATCTTGACAACCTTTAACACAATAAGTAAAACTCCAGACATGAGGCCAATGATTATGTTTTTTTGTAATTTGTCCTTTAGTATATATCAAACTCCAATAATCTTCTATTC